TGCAGATGCCTCCGATGAGGAAGTAACCGATGCTTTTGAACAGCTAGGTTATACCTCTAAAGAGAATCTTCCAGATGTGGAGGCTGTAAAGGCTGATGCAAAGGTAGAGGCTGTTAGAGAGTATGTAGAGCAACATGCAGGTGATGTGCAAGAAACGCAGAAAATCGCTGATTTGCGGCAGGAAGTAGAAGGTCTCAAAACTGAGATAGCTGATTCCAGAAAAGAAACTGAGACAGAGAAGGATGCTCGAAGGCATCTGGAATTGACTCAGGAGATTAAAGATATTGGAGTAGTTGGAGATGTAGAGAAGCAAGTCCGCATCATATTCAGTGTCGAGAAGATAAATCCTGAGCTTGCTACAGAGATGTTGGATCAGCTTAAAGAGAATAGGGAAGCATTAGATGCTTCTGGTTTCTTCAGTGAGATCGGGGTTGGCGGTGATGGGTCTAGTACGGAAAGTGCTACGGCCTTTGATCAGCTAAAGGCTAAGGTGGATGAACTCAAAGCGGAAGGTGTGAAACCTACTGATGCATGGAGACGTGTCGCTAAAGAGAATCCTGCAATGTACAAAACTTATGTAGATGGGAGGAAATAAGTTATGGCATTAGAACTATGTATATGGGATATGAGTCTGGATGCGGCTCGAGACCTCTCAGATTACCAGTTTCATATCATGCAGTTGTCAGCTGAATATACAGCTGATAAGGGTACAGGTGGAGATGAAGTGCTTATAGGCGTTCTCCAAAATAAACCTGATGAGGAAGGAAAAGCGGCTGAGATCCGTGAGGTAGGTATTTCCAAAGTAGTTTGTGGAGATACTATAAGTGTTGGTGATTTAATTACAGCAGATGCAAACTCGCATGCAGTAGTGGCGGCTGGTGGAGAGCGTTATGTAGGTATAGCTCTAGAGGCTGGTGTAGAAGGCAGAGTCATCAGTCACAAGGTAGAGTTTGGATATGCTAACGAAACATCTTAATCTTTAAATGAGGGAGGTATGAATCATGCCCCAACCAACAGGTGCGGATCTTCATATTGATACATACCTAAGTAACTTAGGTATAGCGTACATGAACGAGCCTTCCAGTTATATTGCCACACAGGTATTTCCTGTTGTTTTGGTCAATAAACAGTCTGATTATTATCCGATATATCAGAAAGACTACTGGTTCCGTGATGAGGCTGAGAAACGTGCCGTTCTTACTGAAAGTAAGGGAGGCGGATATGAGCTGGAAGATCCAGGTACATATTATGCTCATGAGTTAATTAAGCTAGCTCATGTAAAACCTTCTCTGAATAACGGGAAAGTCCACCTTAATTAAGGATAACCCGAGGCAAGCAGATGAATTTATTAGAAATAGCATATGCAGCAGGTGTTATAGATAGCGATGGATGGATTACAATATCTCCATCACTATCAAGTTACAGAGTCTTTATAGGATTAGCTCAAGTTGAGCCTCAAGCTGTAAGACTTATGAGTGAGTTGTTTAGTGGTGCTATAAATCTTAGGAAGAAGAGTGATCCTAAAAGGTTTTCATCTAAACCTATGTATACCTGGAGAATTGAAGGTAAAACGGCTAAAAAGGCTTTATTTGAGCTTCTGCCTTATTTGAGAATTAAAAAGGCTCAGGCACGATTAGCTTTAGGTTATCTTCAAACAGCAGAAGAGCATTTTAAAAAGTTTGGTACACAGGGTAGTATAGGTCTAGATGCCAAAGAATTAGTAAGAAGAACAACTTACTATCTTGCTATGAAAGAATTAAATCATCGTGCAGCCGCAGAGACTAAGCGAGAGGGATCTGATCTAAGTAATCAGATAAGCGATAGTCCGAACTGCAAGAATGGTAAACTTGCAGAGACAGCAGAAATGCCTGTCCGCCTAGTAAAAAGCTAGGTTACAAAGTAACAGAATGGGGCGTTCCATAAGGACATTCCAAATGAAGATATATGGAATGAAGATGACGTCTTCAATCTCGAAGACGATGCTACGGCATTTACCGTAGAAAAACTCCGTTTAGGCAGAGAGCGAAGATGGGCTGCTGCTTACTTCCAAACAGGGATCTGGGGATCAGACCTTGTTGGAGGTGCGGACTTTGTTGCATGGTCTACAGCAGGTAGCACTCCTATAACTGATATAGAGGATGCTAAAGCACTTATCAGAAGGTCTACAGGCATAATGCCTAATACAATCGTTGTTTCTGAACGAGTGCATCAAGCCCTTAAGAACCATGCAAATGTACTTGATAGATTTAAGTATACGCAAGCAGGCATTATAACGGAGAAGTTACTTGCTCAGGTCTTTGAAGTTGAGAAGTACGTGAAGGCTGCTGCAATATATGCCGCCAACAAAGAAGGAGATGATGAGGATCTGGAATATATCCTTAATGAAACTGACCTGTTGCTTGTTTATGCGGCTCCAAGGCCAGCAAAAAGGCATCCTTCTGGTGGGTATACTTTTAGATGGAATCGGCCTAGAGTTGCAGGTCGTACAGGTGAGAGGTTAGAGACCTCCATCAGGAAGATGGAACTTCCATTGAAAAATGGTGAACGTGTAGAAGGATCTGTCTATGAAGATATTAAGCTCGTTGCGTCCAGTTGTGGCGTTTTCTTTAGCGAAGCTATTGAAATAGAAGGGTCGTAATTTCAACGACTGAAATTACAGGGAGGGCAGATAAATGACTTTCAGTTATGATGCTCAAAACCTAGATAGTGAGCTAAATAAGATACGTCTATACATCGGGGATGTAAATGAAGATGATATTCTTCTGGCAGATGAAGAGATAGCGGTGGTACAGGCTGGCAGCACAACATTCCTTCGCAGGTGTGCATCGTGCTGTCGGCTAATTGCGACTAAACTAGCTAGACGAGTAGACATGAAGCTTTCTACATTTACGGAAAGTGCAGGGGCCATCTACGATAGATATTTGAAGATGGCCTCACATTACGAGGCACAGTCTGGAATGAATCACCCATGGAGTGGGGCCGTTTATGAAGATGATAAAGCTAATACTCAAGATGACCGTGATAATGGTACTCTAGTTAAGCCTCTGTTTAAGAGGGGTAAAATGAATAATCCTCGTTAACCATAAGGATGAATAATGCCCATTAGTCAATACTTGACACATACAGTAACTATTGTAAAGGTGACTCTCAAAAAAGGCGCAAGAGAGGAAGAAGAAATCTCTAACGTTCCAGCATTCATTTGCTCGAAGAGATCTGTTGTTAGGGGCGTGTCGGGAGATCATTTTGTAGATCAGACGCTCGTCTTTTTGGAACATGATGCTAATGTAACGGAGCAGGATGAGATCAAAGTTGATAATGTTGCTACTCCTATAGCAAAGATAACTGCTCCTAGATCTACAAGGTCGTCAACTAATAGTCATCTGGAGGTACTCTTGAATGATTAGAGAAGAAAAGTGGAAAACTGTAGAAGGATTTCCTAACTATAAAATCTCAGATAAAGGCAATGTAAGATCTTATGGGAAGTTAAGTATGAAAGATCGGATAGATCATAGAGTAAAGTTACTGAGCCTTGTTCCTGGTCATAGAGGTCATCTACAAGTAAATCTGTGCAGGAAAAATAGGGTGTACCAAAAGTTAGTTCACAGATTGGTACTAGAAGCTTTTATAGGTAAGTGTCCTGACGGATACCAAACTAATCATATAGATGGTAATCCACAAAATAATATGCTAGAGAATCTAGAGTGGGTAACACCAAGTGAAAATGCAAGACATGCTTTTGCTTTTGGTTTGCGTTCTCATGTTGGTGAAAGACATCCACGTGCAAGATTAAAGGATGGTGAAGTCTGGCTTATGAAGAAATTATTATGTAACGGTATAGACCAGAAGCTAATCTGTAGAATGTTTAAGATTAGCCTTGGCAACTTGCATCAGATATCTTCAGGCATAATATGGAGTCATATAGAATATGCTAAAAGTTAGTTTGGATACGTCCCAATTTAAAAGGGGTGTAATTATTGCGCTTGGAAAAGTTGAGAGAGCATCTCAGGAAGGGATGAAGAATGCAGTTAAATCCCTGATGGATGATAGTTTAGGGATGTCTCCATCTTGCCCAAGAAGGACTGGGGCTATGGCTGCGAGTCACTCTGTATTTGTAGATGGTAGTCTTGTCGGAACCTCTGCCGATAGACCTGTTACTGGGAAAGGTGAGGCTACTCCATTAACATTTATGCCAAAACTTACTGGCCCATTGACAGGTACTCTGGTAGTGCATAAACCATATGCAACCTCAATACATGAAGGAGTTAGTCGTTGGGGTACGCCATATATCTACAGGACTCCAGGTACAGGCAGAAAGTGGGTGCAATCAAAAGTGATAAGTTTTGGATTAAAGTATTATAATTTAATAGCAGCAAAAATAAGGATTGTACGATGAGCTTTATACAGGATTTGGCTGATTATATTGCAGCAAATACTACGCTAGTAATAGATGCCAATATGTACATAGGTGAGGAGCCTGTTAGTTCTCCTGATGAGTGTATTACTCTACTTACCTCTCCTGGTTCATCTAGAACTGAGTCTGGTATGGATGTACAAGTTTTACAGGTGTTAGCTAAAGGAAAATCTTTTATTGCTGCGGAGGACTTGGCACAGATAGTGCATGATTTATTAGCGAACAAACCTGGATTCGATGGGCTAGAAGATGTTCTCTACTCTGAAGTTATAAATTCTCCCTATCCTGTTGATAGAGATGGTAGAGGTAGATACGTTTTTAGCTCGAACTATATTATGAGAAAGAGACAAGAAGAAGAAAGTTAAATTGTAAGGAGGTTTTATTATGTCTATGGTAGGTTTGGATCTTGGTCCATGCCAAGTGCTGTTCGGTACTGAAGGTGCTGAGGTTGATCTTGGAAAGACAGAAGGAGGCGTAGAAGTTGCTTTTACTACTGATGTTGCCGATTTACTGTCAGATCAGCATGGTACTTCGCCAGAGGATCAAATGATTACTGGTCAAGGAGCTACAATTACAGTTCCCTTGGCAGAATATACTTTGGCTAATCTAGCTAAAGCATTGAATCAGACTCTCGATGGGTCTATAATAGATGGTGCAAGTTTAGTTGGTACAAAGATGACTACCTTGGCAGAGAGTCTGCTTTTGATAAAGTATGTTAATGGAGTTGCTTCTGTTAATGAAAGTGATAGGATGAGATTTCCGGTAGCTGCTCCAGTAGGTAGTCCAACGATCAGGTTTAGTAAGTCTGATCAAAGAATTATTGAGATAGTTTTTACAGCTTTTCCAGATACCCTTGATAACCTATATTATATAGGAGATGAACCCTCATAAGGAGATGACGTATGAGCACGAAAATTGATGTCGATGTATTGTTAGCCGATGATGCATTGGAGATTACTTTGAAGGGTAAGACATATACCATCGAAGATGTTCCACTGACTGTCTTTCTTAAAACTAAGCAGGACGAGAAGGACGAGAAAACTCTGCATAAACAGCTTGCTGCTATTCTAAGTATTGATGTAAAAGAGATTGAAGATATAGGATTCAGAGCAGTAGGCTTAGCGATAGGAGAGATCAGAAAGTGGATCTTCGATGTGGAAGGTCTTAAAGATATAAATGAAAAAAGTGGTGAGGAGAGTACGGACTTAAAAAACCCCTAGATCTGATGTTTAGTTTCGCTCGTCTTGCGAA